ATCTTACCTTTCTTTCAACCTGATTATACTGTAACAATCAATCAGGTTCCTGAATTAAATATTAAAAGAGATGTACCTATAATTTTAAATAATATACAATATGAAGATTCATATGATGGTGCTTTTACACAAAGACGTGCTGTAATTTATTCTTTAAGTTTTACAGCAAAAACTTATCTATATGGACCAGCATCAACACAAAAAGTTATTAAAACAGTACAAGCAGATATTGGTACAGATACAGATTCTCCTTTAACAAGAGAAGAAAGAATTATTATAACACCTAATCCAACAAGTGCTGACGCAAATGATGATTTTGGATTTACAACTACAATAAATTTTTATAATGATGGAAAACGATATGATCCAGAATCAGGAAATGATATATAATGAGTAAATTAGAAGATAGAGTTAATGAAATATTAGGTGTCGAAACAAAAACACCTGTTGAGAAAAAAGAATTTAAACCTCTAGTCCCACGTAGAGAAAATAAAGAATCTCCAGACGTTGATAACGATTACAAGTATAGTAGAGAAAACTATTACAATCTGATAGAAAGAGGACAAGAAGCCATAGAAGGCATACTTGATGTTGCACGTGAAGGACAACATCCGAGAGCCTATGAGGTGGCTGGTGCCTTAATTAAAAACGTTGCGGACACCGTAGATAAACTACAAGACTTACAAAAGAAACTTAAAGACCTAAAAGAGTTACCTAAAACGGCAAGTGCTAATATAAAAAACGCATTATTTGTTGGATCAACCGCTGAATTACAGAAAATGTTAAAAAATGAAAATATTAAAAGCAAAACGATCACACCCGAACAAGACGATACTGAAGATAAGTGATTTAGTTTATAATAAACATTACGAAAAATATAAAACTAAATTAGATCAAGGTGTTGATGTGATAACTGATATAATGGAAAATCCTATCGAGGTTATAAAACATAAAATAATATCAACTCCTAGATTTGGTGCTTTAGGTGTAAGATATAAAGAAAAAGAATTTAGTGTGTATAAAGGAAGTCAAAGAGTAACAAGAGCTTTACAATTAGGTTATACACATATAGAGGCAATAATTAATGAGTAATGATGCATATTTGGGAAACCCTAATCTTAAAAAAGTAAACACTCCTGTAGAGTTTACACAAGAACAGATTGTTGAATATCAAAAGTGTGCCAATGATCCTCTATATTTTATGGAAAACTATATAAGGATTGTATCACTTGACGAAGGACTTGTACCTTTTAAAATGTATGACTTTCAAAAGAAGATAGTTAATACAATTCATAATAATAGATTTACAATATGTAAACTTCCAAGGCAGTCAGGTAAATCAACAACAACTATTTCTTATCTATTACATTATGCCTTATTTAATCCTAATTCAAACATAGCCCTACTTGCCAATAAATCATCTACTGCCAGAGATATATTAAGTAGATTACAATTAGCCTATGAAAATTTACCAAAGTGGATGCAACAAGGTGTTATTAATTGGAACAAAGGTAATATTGAATTAGAAAACAAATCAACCATTGTGGCGGCCGCTACTTCTTCAAGTGCTATTCGAGGTGGTTCTTATAATATAATATTCCTTGATGAGTTTGCTTTCGTTCCTACAAATATTGCCGAATCTTTCTTTAGTTCAGTTTATCCTACAATATCATCTGGTAAAAATACAAAGATGATTATTGTATCAACCCCTTATGGTATGAATCAGTTTTACAAATTATGGACAGATGCTGAAAATAAAAGAAACGATTATATACCTATAGAAGTACATTGGTCGGAAGTTCCTGGTAGAGATGAGGCCTGGAAAGAACAAACAATTAGAAACACATCACCTGAGCAATTTCAACAAGAGTTTGAATGTGAATTTTTAGGCTCTGTTAATACACTTATAAGTCCTGCTAAAATTAAAAATATGGCTTATATGAATCCTTTAAAGTCTTCAGGTAGTGTAGAAGTATTTGAGGCACCAATCAAAGGTCACACATACATATGTACCGTTGACGTATCCAGAGGTGTGGATAAAGATTATTCTGCCTTTATAGTATTTGATGTCACACAAATGCCTTACAAGGTGGTGGCCTTATATAAAGACAATGAAGTAAAACCATTTGTCTTTCCTAATATTATAGAACAAGTCTGTAAAGGATACAATAGAGCACATATATTAACCGAAGTCAATGATATAGGCCAACAAATTGCTGAAGCTTTACAGTTCGAAATTGAATATGACAATCTTATGATGACAACTCAAAAAGGTCGTGCTGGTCAAATACTAGGTGCTATGTATAGTGGCCGAGGTACATCTTTAGGTGTTCGTATGACTAAACAGATTAAACGAATAGGTTGTGCCAATATAAAGACATTGATAGAGGGTGACAAATTAATAATTAACGCCTTTAAGATTATAGAAGAAATATCTACCTTTGCTAAAAGAGGTCAAAGTTATCAGGCCGAAGATGGGGCAAATGACGACTTGATGATGTGTTGTGTTATATTTGGCTGGGTGTCAAATCAACCTTATTTTAAAGAATTAACTAACACAAATGCTCGTCAACAAATGTATGTGGAACAACAAAATTTGATAGAGCAAGATATGGCTCCGTTTGGATTTTTAGATGATGGTATCAATGACCATGAACAGGCTACGGTTGATGAATACGGAGATGTATGGCATCCGGTAGATATTCGTAAAGGTATGTAATTTTGTGGTATTATAAATATCTACAAGAATGAAACTTTGACTATGGGCGTATGAATAATACGAGTTTTGAACAACAAAAATGCAATTAGCTAATTAAAAGAGGAGAATAAACCTATGGCATTTCAAGTATCACCAGGTGTTCTCGTACAAGAAAAAGACTTAACTAGAATTATACCTGCAGTATCAACATCTATTGGTGCTATTGCTGGCGAATTTCGTAAAGGACCTTTAGATGAGGTCGTGGCTATCTCTAGTGAACAAGAGCTTGTAGATACGTTCGGTAAACCAGATTCAAATAACTTTGAATATTTTTTTACTGCTGCTAACTTTCTACAATACTCTAATGCTTTAAGAGTAGTACGAGCTACCAATTCAAGCGTAACCAACGCTACTGCTAATGGTTCAAGTATAACTATCAATAATAATGATGACTATACTTCAAACTATTCAACAGGTCAAGCGGCTGTTGGTGCGTGGGCAGCTAGAACAGCAGGAGCGTGGGGTAATAACCTATCTGTTTCTGTTTGTGAAACAGCAGCTGCCTTTGAAGAACAAGGCGTAACAACTGTAAATGACGCTGCTACAGCAGTTGGCGACACTACAGTAATTTTAGATGATTCATCAGGTATTGCAGTAGGCGACATTGTAGCATTTTCAACTACAGCGGCTACTAACGATTATACTGACGGATTTGAATATAGAGTAACAGCAAACGACTCAGGAACAAACACTATTACTTTTGTAAGAAAAGAATCAGGAACAGGCGGATTAAATGCTGCTTTAACTGATGGTGTTAATGTTAGAAGAAGATGGAGATATTATGACTCTGTTGACGGTGCTCCAGGCACTTCACCTTATGCTTCAGCAAGAGGTGGTTCTAATGATGAAATGCACGTTGTAGTCATTGACGAAGACGGTGGCATTTCAGGTACTGTTGGTCAAGTTATTGAAACTTACTCTAAAGTATCAAAAGGTGCTGACGCTAAAACAAGCGAAGGCGGAACAAACTACTATCCAAGTGTTATCTTTAATAGATCAGCATATATTTACTGGATGGATCACTCAACACTAGGCGTTACAAATGGTTTTGGTTCTAATGTTGCTAGCAAAGATTTTGATAGCACATCAGCAATTGAATTACCAGTAACAAACTCTCTATCTGCAGGTTCTAATGGTACAGCTGTAACAGCAGGCCAATTAAAAACTGCTTATGAGAAGTTCCAAGACGCTGAAACTGTTGACGTTGGTTTAATCATTGGTGGTAAAACACCTAATGAAACAATTGGAACTCCAGGCGATGGTAAAAATCACGTAAATGATCTTTTACAAATTGCTGAGGACAGAAAAGACGCTATTGCGTTTGTTTCACCTCCAAGAAACCACGTTGTTGATATAACTAATACAACTACAATCACTAATAATATCATTAACTTCTATGAAGATATTAATTCTTCTTCATATGTTGTTTTTGATAGTGGTTACAAATATATGTACGACAGATATAATGATGTATATAGATATGTACCATTAAATGGTGATATGGCTGGTTTGGCTGCTAGAACAGACTTAACAGCTGACGCTTGGTACTCACCTGCTGGCTTTAACAGAGGTCAAGTAAGAGGCGTAGTTAAATTAGCTTACAATCCAACTAAAGCACAAAGAGATCAATTGTATCCTAAGAGAGTTAATCCTGTGGCATTTTTCCCAGGACAAGGTACAGTTCTTTTCGGTGACAAAACTGGATTATCAGCGCCGTCTGCATTTGATAGAATCAACGTAAGAAGATTGTTTATTGTACTAGAAAAAGCAATCTCTACAGCTTCTAAATTCCAACTCTTTGAGTTCAATGATGAATTTACAAGAGCTAACTTTAGAAATATCGTAGAGCCATTCTTACGAGAAGTACAAGGTAGACGAGGTATCACAGACTTCCTAGTAGTATGTGATGAAACTAACAATACAGGCGAAGTAATTGACCGTAATGAGTTTATAGCAGAAATCTTTATTAAACCTGCTAGATCGATTAACTTTATTACACTTCAATTCATCGCAACCAGAACTGGCGTCAGCTTTGACGAAGTTGCTGGCGGTTAATAGTAGAGAAGGAGAATAAAATATGCCAAACATAAACGACTTCAAAGCTAAACTTGCTGGCGGTGGCGCAAGAGCCAATCAGTTTAAGGTAATAATGCCTTTTCCTGGTTACGCACAAGTTGGTGGCGAAATAGAAGACCTAGCTTTTTTATGTCAAGGAACATCAATTCCAGCTATGACGGTTACAAATGTAAACGTAGCCTTTAGAGGTAGAAACATAAAAATAGCAGGTGATAGAACAATTGATGAATGGTCTGTGACTGTTTACAATGACACAAACTTTAAGTTAAGAAATGCTTTTGAAAGATGGCAAAACGGTATCAACAATATGTCTGATAACGAAGGCTTAACTAATCCAGTTGATTATCAAGTGGATGCGTTTGTAGATCATTTAGACAGAAATGGTAATACAATTAAATCCTATACGTTGAGAGGAGCATTCCCGACATCTATTGGTGAAATTGCATTAGACTATGATGAAAAAACGGCTATTGAAACGTTCCCGGTAACATTTCAATACCAATACTTTGAAACAAATACTACAACTTAATATTAGTAAAGGTGGCCTGGTTCTCCAGGCCGCCTTTTTAAAACTCTTATAAGTAGTAGTAAGGAGAATATAAATTATGGCTGAATTATTTGGATTTAGTATTACAAGGGCTAAAAAACAAGCCGATCCAAAACAAAGTTTCACAACAACCCAAGCAGATGACGGTACACAAACGGTTGCCGCTGGAGGTTATTTTGGTCAGTACCTTGATATGGAAGGTACGGCAAAGAGTGAGGCGGATTTAATACGTAGATATAGAGAAGTAGCATTACACCCCGAGTGTGATATGGCAATTGAAGATATTGTCAACGAAGCTATTGTCGCTAATGAATTGAAAGACGCTGTAAGAGTAAATGTATCAGATTTGCCTTACGGACAAGAAGTAAGAAGAAAAATAGAAGACGAATTTAAGCAAGTATTAAGATTATTAAACTTTAATACAAAAGGCCACGACATCTTTAGAAGATGGTACGTAGATGGCAGAATTTATTATCACAAAATTATAGATAGAAATTCACCTGTAAAAGGTATTACAGAATTAAAATATATTGATCCTCGTAAAGTTAAAAAGATTAGAGAGATCAGAAAGAAAAGACCAGACGGACCTGTTCCACACGGCCTTTCAGTAGTAGATGAGTATGTTGAATACTTTGTTTATAATGAAAAAGGTGTTTCTGGTTCAACTTCAGGTGCTGGTATTAAAATAGCACCAGACACAATTGCTTTTTGCCCTTCAGGATTAATTGACCAAAACAAAAATATGGTATTGTCTTATTTACATAAGGCGATTAAACCTGTTAATCAATTAAGAATGATAGAAGACGCTACTGTTATTTACAGAATAGCAAGAGCACCAGAAAGAAGAATATTTAAGATTGACGTTGGTAATCTACCAAAAGTAAAAGCTGAACAATATCTACGTGATGTAATGGCAAGATATAGAAACAAACTTGTTTATGACGCTTCTACAGGTGAGATTAGAGATGATAGAAACTATATGTCAATGTTAGAAGACTTTTGGTTACCAAGTAGAGAGGGTGGTAGAGGTACAGATATTACTACACTACCTGGCGGCCAAAATTTAGGAGAAATTGCTGATATAGAATACTTTAGAGCAAAACTTTATAGAAGTTTAAATGTTCCGGCAAGTAGATTAGAAGCAAATCAAGGATTTAATTTAGGTAGAGCTTCAGAAATTACTAGAGATGAATTGAAGTTTACTAAATTTGTTCAAAGATTAAGAAAGAAATTTACTGAACTTTTTAATGATTTATTAAGAACACAATTAATCTTAAAAGGTATTATAAGTGAAGACGATTGGTATACAGTAAGAGATAGTATTAATTATGATTTCTTACAAGATGGCCATTTCGCCGAATTAAAACAAACAGAAATGTTAAGAGAAAGATTAGCATTAGCCAATGAAATGAGAGATTACATTGGTAAGTATTTTTCTGTAGAATATGTTAGAAAAAATGTACTTAAACAAAACGAAAGAGAAATTGAGAATATGGATAAACAAATCAAAAAAGAAATTGATGACGGCATTATTGCTAGTCCTACAGCTCAATCTTCCGATTTAGAAAATATATAAAAGGAGTAAATTATGGCAGATATAAATGACAACACAAAAAACTTTATAGATCAGTTATCACAAGGTAACAGCATAGATGCTGGAGAAGCATTTAAAGACGCTTTAAGAGATAAAGTAGCAAATGCTTTGGATAATGCTAGAAAAGATATTGCTGGTAATATGTTTAATGGAAATGTTGAGGCAGCAGATTATAGCGACCCTAAACCGGTTGTAGCAGATCCAGGAACTTTTAATCCAGACGGTTCAATTTCGCCAACTACAACAGCAGGACAATCTGCTGATGGTGAAGCACAAATAGACTTATCACAAGGTGTAGAAGATGCAGGTGAGCCGAATAGTTAAAGAAAACTTACAAATAGATTCTAAAGCATTTAAGGAATTAAGTCCTAAAATGAAAGAAGCTGTAAGTGATATATTTAAATTGATTGAAAAAGAACAAGGTAATGCTATTAAAAGATTTGAAAATGCTGTTAATAAGATAGCAGAATTTCATAATATTAATTTAGAAGAATTTGATGAATATTTTGATAAAGAAATATTAGAACAATTAGGAGAAAAATAAAATGGCAACATTTATAATAAAAGGTTCTGCTACAACTAACGTTACGGACAATGATATTGGCGGAGCTGTTTTTGTTAGATGTGTAGCAACAGCTAATGCTCAAACAGTAACATTAAAAGAAGACGGTGGTTCAGTAACTATTGGAACTGCTTATTTACATTTAGCGGGTGATGAAATCATTATAGAAAAACACCCTACAGATGAAGTTACATTTGCAGGTTCAGTAGCGGCTGTTGGCTCACCGAGAAGTTAAATAATTGTAGTTTATAGATAAAAAAGTTTATAAATATATACATAAGAGAGAGAATTTATGAAACTTATTTCCGAAGAAGTACAAAACGCCGAATATCTTATAGAAGAAAATAACGGCAAAAAAGAATACAAGATAAGAGGTGTATTCTTACAATCTGAAATTAAAAATAGAAATGGAAGAGTCTATCCTAGAGAAATCTTGGTTAGAGAAGTGAATCGATACACAAAAGAATTTATCAATAAAAATAGAGCCTTTGGCGAGTTAGGACATCCTGACGGACCGACTGTTAATTTAGAAAGAGTTTGTCATATGGTTAAGTCATTGAAACAGGACGGCAAAGATTTTATTGGTGAGGCAAAAATTATGGACACACCATACGGAAAGATCGTAAAAGGTCTTATTGACGAGGGTGCTCAATTAGGAGTATCTAGTCGAGGTATGGGGTCTTTAATACAAAGAAACGGTGTAAACTATGTAAAAGATGATTTTTACTTAGCTACGGCCGCTGATATTGTGGCAGATCCATCTGCTCCAGACGCTTTCGTAGAAGGTATTATGGAGAGTAAAGAATGGATTTGGGACAATGGTGTACTCAAGGAAAAAGACATAGAATCTTGGAAAAATCAAGTCCGTACCGCTAGACAGCGTTCATTAGAAGAAGCTAAATTAAAAGTCTTCGAATCGTTTCTTAAAAAGCTGTAGTTTTATAAATATATCTACAAAGAAAATTTATAAACGTTTATAAAGAAAAAAAGGAGATTTTCAATGGCCGAAACAGAAAAAACTATTGAGGCGATGGAACAAGAAGCTGTATTAGAAGCTAACGCTGCTAATCCGCAAGCTGATGCTCCAAAAAAGAATGCTGTAGCGGCTGAACCTTCTCATCTGAAAAATGATGCTGAAGATTTAGGCTCAGCGGTTACTAAACCGACTGACAGCAATCCTGACGCCACAAAGAAAATAAGTCAAGTTTCTGGTGATCCTCAACAAAAAGCTCAAGGTTCAGCTGACGCTATGCCTAAGCTAAAAGAGGAAGAAGAAACTGATTCGGATGAGAAAAAATCTGAAGTTAAAGAAGGCGAAATGCCAAAAGCAGCGCTAGACGCTCTTAAAAAATCGCAAGATAAAAAAGAGATGTCACACGAAGACGAAAAGAAAAAAGATATGAAAGAAGAATCTGAAGAAGATTTAATTGACGTATCTGCAGACGTTGAAGCTTTAACTAAAGATGAAGACTTATCGGAAGACTTCAAAGCAAAAGCATCTACAATCTTTGAAGCTGCTCTGAAATCAAAAGTTTCAGAAATGAAGAAAAAGATGAATGCTAGTTATGAAGAAAAATTAAAAGAAGAAACTGAAGCTCAGAAAGCTGAACTTACTGAAAAAGTTGATTCATACTTAAACTACGTAGTTGAAGAATGGATGAAAGAGAACTCTATCGCTATCGAAAGAGGAATCAAAGGTGAGATCGCTGAAGACTTTATTTCTGGCTTAAAGAAATTGTTTGAAGATCATTACATTGATGTTCCAGATGAGAAATACAATGTACTAGAAGATCAAGCAAACAAAATTGAAGAGCTTGAAAAGAAACTTAACGAACAAGTAGAAAAGAATGTTGAACTAAACAAAGCAAATGGCGAAATGAAAAGACAAGACATCATTGATGAAATGTCTGCTGATTTAGCTGACACTGCTAAAGAGAAATTCAACAAACTTGCTGAAGAAGTTGAGTATTCTAATGAGAAAGACTTTACAACTAAAGTTGCAACTATCAAAGAAAGTTACTTTGGTAAAAAAGTTGAAGCTAGTGGTAATGAGATAGATGATGTAGCGGCAGGCGAATCTTCACAACCTGAAGATTTATCTAATGCTATGGCTGCTTATACCGCCGCTATAAGTAAAACAAAAGACATTAAATTGTCGAAATAATAAAACGGGAGATAAAAACAAATGTATTTATCAGAACAATACGAAAAAAAATGGCAGCCAGTCCTAGAACACGCTGATCTTCCAAAGATCACGGATTCTTACAGACGTGCCGTTACTGCTACTATCTTGGAAAACCAAGAGAGAGCATCAAAAGAAGACGCTGCTTTCTTAAATGAAGCTGCTCCAACTAACGCAACTGGTTCATCAGTTCAAAATTGGGATCCAATCCTAATTTCTTTAGTTAGAAGAGCTATGCCTAATTTGATTGCTTACGATATTGCTGGCGTTCAGCCAATGACTGGACCAACTGGCCTTATCTTTGCTATGAGAAGCAGATATACTAACCAATCAGGTACTGAAGCATTATTTGACGAAGCTGACACAGATTTCTCTAGTAGAAATGCTGCTGGTGACTCAACTGCCGCTTCTGGACCAACTCAATCTGGTGCAAACCCAGGTTTATTAAATGATGATCCTGCTGGTGCTTACACTAGAGGCCAAGGTATGGCAACTGCTACTGCTGAAGCTTTAGGTGATTCTGCTAATAACGCTTTTGCTCAAATGGCTTTCTCAATTGAGAAATCAACTGTGACTGCTAAGTCAAGAGCTCTTAAAGCTGAGTACACTATGGAACTTGCACAAGACCTTAAAGCAATCCACGGTTTAGACGCTGAAACAGAATTGGCTAACATCCTATCTGCTGAGATCCTTGCGGAAATCAATAGAGAAGTTGTAAGAACAATTTACATCAACGCTGAAATCGGTGCATCAGACAACGCTTCTACAGCGATTGGTTCTGTTAATGCTATCAACACAACTACTGCTGGTATCTTTGATTTAGATACAGACTCAAACGGTAGATGGTCAGTTGAGAGATTTAAAGGCCTAATGTTCCAAGTTGAGAGAGAAGCAAACGTTATCGCTCAAAGAACAAGAAGAGGTAGAGGAAATATGATTATCTGTTCTTCAGATGTCGCTTCTGCACTTCAAATGGCTGGCGTGTTAGACTACACACCTGCTCTTAACAATAACCTAAACGTTGACGACACAGGTAATACTTTTGCTGGTGTATTAAACGGTAAGTACAAAGTGTACATTGATCCATATAGTGCTAATAACGCTGCTGCTCAATACTTTGTTGTAGGTTACAAAGGTACTTCACCATATGATGCTGGTATATTCTACTGCCCATATGTACCTCTACAAATGGTAAGAGCTGTTGGTCAGGACACTTTCCAACCTAAAATTGGGTTCAAAACAAGATACGGCTTACAAGCAAACCCATTTGCTGAAGCAGGCGTATCTGACAATGCTGTAATCAATGGCGCTGGTAATGCTAACGCTAACAGATACTACAGAAGAGTCAAAGTAGCGAACTTAATGTAATCATTTTGATTTATTTAAAAAGGGCGGCCTAAAAAACCGCCCTTTTTTTATGCACTAAATACAGGACAACTATGAAGAAAATACTAATTCAATACTTTTACATATTCATTATAACACTAATAATTTTGCTTATTTTTACTTGGGCAAATGCTTGTGAAGTAGAAAAAATTAAAGTAGATGAAACACTACCCATATGTGAAGAATACCAAGTATCTACTGAAGAAAACCCTTGTAAAAAAGACGGTGAAAGTATAAGTGTTATAGGTGAGGCCATTAAGAAACTAGGTGAATCAGGAACACTTCCTAAATAGTATATAAATAGTAATATGACAACTACAAAATCATATAGTAGGCAACCAACGGCACAAGATTATGCCAGCCCCACACAGTTTAAATTTAACATACTTAAATTACCAAAAGTAGAATATTTTTGTACAGCAGTAAATATACCAGGTATAACACTTGGTGGTAATATTACACAGCAGACACCTTTTAAAGATTTACCTTTGCCTGGTGATAAATTAACTTATGAAGCTTTAAATATGACATTTTTAGTTGATGAAAATTTAGAAAACTTCCAAGAAATACACGGTTGGTTAGTCGGTTTAGGTTTTCCACGTGACTATTCAGAATTTAGAGGTTTGGTTTCAGCTGGTGATGATAGATTTCCAGCCAAAAATCAGTCTATCAGTACAGAACCAGGTAAAGTAAAATATGGTTCACCTAATGTTGGTGGTACATATTCAGACGCCACACTTACTGTATTAACAAGTAAAAATAATCCTCAATTAGAAGTAAGATTTAGAAATGTGTTTCCTACTTCATTGACAGGACTAGACTACAATCAACAAGCAACAGATGTTGAATATTTGACGGCAACTGTTAACTTTAATTATGAAATATATGACTTTGCTACTGTAGGTTCATCTACAACTAGCGTTACAACATCATAAAAACTTTACTTTTAAAAGCTTTTGTGATAAAATGGAGATATTATGGATTTAGAAAAACTACAAGAACAGGCCGATAAAGACCTAAAAATTAATGATACAGAACTAGATTTAGAATCATTAAAGACACCTCAATTACACAATCAATATATAAAACACTTAACAAAGTATAAGTTAATGTTGAGTCGTGCTGAAACTGAATATAATATTATGAAAAAGGAAAAGTGGGAATATTATACAGGAAAGGCAGACGCTTCTGTATATGCCGAAAAACCTTTTGATTTAAAAATATTAAGAACAGATATAGACAAATATTTAGATTCAGATATTGATTTACAAAAACAAAAACAAAAAGTTGACTATTTAAACACTACAGTTGATTTTTTAGATAGAACAATTAGACAAATAGGTAATAGAGGTTTTACTATTAAAAACGCCATAGACTGGAGAAAGTTTACAAGTGGTGCTATTTAACAATGTTTTTAAATACTTCTCATTATATAAAAGAACTAGCCTTTTCACAATCTTTTTGTGATAATATAATAAAAGTAGGCCAAAATAAGAAACTAGAAAAAGCAAAAATAACTAGCGGTAATCAATCAAATAGAAATTCTAAAATTTCATTTATTAAAGATAGAAATATAGAAACAGAAATAACTAAAGTAATAAATGAAGCAAATGAGAAATCTGGTTGGAACTTTTTATTAAGAGAGTTTGAACCATTACAATATACAGTTTATAATAAAAATGATTTTTATGATTGGCATATAGATAGTCGTTTAAAACCATATGATAATGGTTTAATTAGAAAGTTAAGTTTTACTATTTGTTTAAATGATGATTATGATGGTGGTTTATTTGAACTATGTTCTCCACACCCTATCAATGAAAAGAATATAATAACATCACACTTTTTAAAAAAAGGTTCAATAATAATTTTTCCCTCACATATCTGGCACAAAGTACACAAAGTAACATCCGGTGTTAGAAAAACTTTAGTTGGCTGGATAGTAGGAAAACCATTTGTATAATGACTACAACAAGATATTTAATTATAGATAAAAAAGATGAAGTCTATTTAAAGATAGAGGCAGACGCCGATATTCGTAGAGAACTTGGTGAATACTTTACATTTGAAGTGCCTGGTTATAAGTTTATGCCCCAATATCGCAATAGGGTATGGGACGGAAAAATAAGATTATTCAGTTATGCCACAGGTCAAATATATGCTGGCCTTTATCCTTATATTGTAAATTGGTGTAAAAATAATAATGTACAAGTTGTAGATGGTACTAAAATAAAAGACACCAATGTAGAAGATAAAAAAATAGATCAGTTTATAAAGGCACTTAAAATACCAAAAATAGAAGTAAGAGATTATCAAAAAGAGGCATTTGTTCACGCCGTTAAAAAAAATAGATGTTTACTACTATCTCCAACTGCCTCTGGTAAATCTCTTATTATATACTTAATATTAATATTTAACTTATTAAGATTAAAAGATACAAAACAAGATAAGATACTTATTATTGTGCCAACAACATCACTAGTAGAACAGTTATTTAAAGACTTTAAAGATTATGGTTATAATAGTGAAAGAAATGTACATAGAATCTATTCAGGCCACGAAAAAGAAACAAACAAAAGAGTTATTATTACCACTTGGCAATCGGTATATAATATGCCTAAAAAATGGTTTTCAGATGTAGGTACTGTAATCGGTGATGAGGCACATTTATTTAAGGCCGTTTCTTTAACAAAGATTATGACCAAACTAACAAAATGTAAATATAGAATTGGTCTTACAGGTACTTTAGATGGTACAAAAACTCATAAACTTGTATTAGAAGGCCTTTTTGGTACTGTAAATAAAGTTGTATCTACAAGTGAATTACAAGAAAAAAAACAGTTAGCTGATTTAAAAATATTTTGTTTAATACTACAACACGATAAAGACGCTAGACATTTTTTAAAAGATAAAACATATCAGGAAGAAATGGATTATTTGGTTTCTAACGAAAAAAGAAATAAATATATAAGGAATCTTTGTCTTTCTTTACAAGGCAATTCTTTATGCTTATTTCAATACGTTGAAAAACACGGTGAGATTCTTAAACAACTAATCGAAGATAAAGCACAAGATAGAAAAGTGTTTTATGTACACGGAGGTGTAGATGCTGATGTTAGAGAAGATATTAGAGCTATTACGGAGAAGTCCGATAACGCTATCATTATTGCTAGTTATGGTGTCTTTTCCACTGGGGTTAATATTAGGAATCTTCACAACATTGTTTTCAGTTCCCCTAGCAAATCTCGTATTAGAAATTTACAATCTATTGGTCGTGGCCTTAGGTTAAAGGATAATAATTCATCCGCTACTTTATATGATATTGCTGATGATTTAACTTACAACGAAAAGGAGAATTACACTTTAGCTCATTTTAGAGAAAGGATAAATATTTACAATGAAGAAGATTTTAATTATGAAATCCATAACGTGGAGTTAAAGTAAGATGCATCAACCAGCAGTAACAGTAAAAGTTATTAAACTTGATAATGGTGACGATATTGTTTGTGCTTTTCCTAAAGATCAATTAGATGAAAAGACAGGCCTTATCAGATTAGTAAAACCATTATTAATTAAATATGTACCTCAATTAACACCACAAGGTTTCAAAGATTATGTGGCTCTTATTAAATGGGCGGCCTACACTAATGATGAAATAATAACTATACCTATTAAAAAGATTTTGACAATTACAAATGCCACTTCCGAAATGTCTAAAACTTTTGAACATATGTCAAACGATTATCAAAAACTTGAAGCTCCAAGAAAAGATAATGATTATAAAAGAACTATGTTTAATAAAGAAGATAATGATAAAGTAAATGAAATATTTGATGAGTTTAGTGATTTAGATGATGATGGTGGAGGAACACTCCATTAACCTGGAGTATCCAGCATATCATCCGCTACACGCTTATTATATACAAATTTTTATAAAAGTCAATGCTCATATGAAAAAAAGTGAATGGATAATAAGAGTTACTTATAATAGTGATAATTGGAAAAAATATTGTGAACTTACTTATCCTTTCAAAGGCACTCCTAAACAATTAGAAAATAGAATTTGGAAACACTATAATAAAAACTATGAAGACTATGGTAAGGCAGAAGCCGTTACTGTAGAATTAATCAAAGATTGATTCATAATAACATTGACATTTTAAACAATTTATAGTATATTATACATTATGACTAGAACAAAAAAGAAAAGCGAACATTACGTTAATAATGCTGAATTTTTAGAAGCTATGAAAGCCTACAAGAAAGCTGTAAATAAATCTATAAGAGAAAAAAAAGAAAAACCACCAGTAACAGATTACATTGGTAGTTGTTTTTTAAAAATAGCAAATCACTTATCATACAGACCAAATTTTATTAATTATACTTTTAGAGATGATATGATTAGTGATGGTATTGAAAACTGTTTACAATACTTGGACAATTTTAATCCTGCCAAATCAAATAATCCATTTGCTTATTTTACTCAAATCATTTATTTTGCCTTTATTAGAAGAATACAAAAAGAAAAGAAACAAGTAACAATAAAACAAAAGTTAATTATGGATAACAATTATGATGATGTGGCTTTACAACCAGGCGATGATGGTGAATTTAAAAATCAGTTTAAAGAATTTTTACAAAAGAATATGAGAATTGAAGAACCTACTAAAAAAGATAAACCAAAAACTAAAAAGAAAAAAAAGGTCGCATCAACTAAATTCTTTGCTTAATTATGAAAATTGCTTTACTAAATGATACCCATTTTGGATGTAGAAATGACTCTCCAGCCTTTATAGAGTATCAAAACAAATTTTATGATGAGATATTTTTTCCCTATCTTATAGAAAACAATATTAAAACACTTGTTCATTTAGGTGATGTGGTTGATAGAAGAAAGTTTATTAATCACAATACAGCACATAATTTTAGAGTTAAGTTTTGGGATAGACTAGAAGACTTAAACATTGATACTCATATTATTATAGGTAACCACGATACTTATTATAAGAATACAAATGAAGTCAATGCTATGGAAAATTTAAATATAACATCACAAGCTTCAATCTATACAAGACCACGTGAAGTAGAATTTGATGGTACTAAAATACAGTTTCTTCCTTGGATATGTGATGATAATTATGAAGAATCAATACACGCCATAGATCACTCAAATGCTGATATATGTTTTGGTCATTTAGAGATAAAAGGATTTGAGATGCACGGTGGGCATATGAATGAACACGGCTTAGAAAGAAATCAATTTAGAAGATTTGAAAAAGTATTATCAGGCCATTTTCATAAAAAATCAGATGATGGTCATATCTATTACCTAGGAACTCAATATCAAATTATGTGGTCAGATCACAACTGTCCAAAAGGCTTTCATATATTTGATACAAATACTAGAGAACTTGAAAGAGTAGAAAATCCAAATGTAATATTTAAAAAGTTTATATATGATGATACAAAATATGATTATACACACCAAAAACTTGATAATTATGAAAACTGTTTTGTCAAGTTATTTGTATCTCAAAAAACAAAAGAAGAAATGTATAGTAAACTAATTGAAAGATTTTATAATGATATTAATGTACACGAACTGGTAATTGTTGATGACCCTACAGATATTAAATCTACAGTAAGAGAAGACATACTAGAACAAGGTGAAGATACATTAACATTTTTAAGAAATTATATTGACCAAGTAGATACTGATTTAGATAAACATAAATTAAAAGAGTTTGCTAAAGAACTTTATGTAGAGGCTAGTGAGTGATAACTTTTAAAAAGATAAGATATAAAAACTTTCTATCAACTGGTAATACACCAATAGAAATAAATCTAAACAAATCAAACACCACTTTGATTGTAGGTAGTAATGGATCTGGTAAATCAACTTTATTAGACGCCTTATGTTTTGTATTATTTAATAAACCATTTAGAATTATTAAAAAAGAACAAATGGTCAATACAGTAAATCAAGGCGATTGTGAAATAGTTGTAGAGTTTGATGTGGGTACAAAAAAATATAAGATTATAAGAGGCATCAAACCAAACATATTTGAAATTTACCAAGACGGCCAGTTGTTAAACCAAGACGCCTCTAATATTGACTATCAAAAATATTTAGAAAACAATATAATGAGATTAAACTATAGATCATTTTTACAAGTTGTATTGTTAGGTTCATCATCTTACGAGCCATTTATGAAAATGAAACCAAGGTATAGACGAGAGGTGGTAGAAGAAATATTAGACATAAGAGTATTTGGACTTATGGATTTAATATTAAGACCTCAACAATCAGAATTAACTAGAAACGTAACAGAATTACGCCATAAATGTGATCTTATAGAATCCAAGTATGAAACAGAATTAAAACACTACAAAGCGCTCTCCGACCTTAACCTGAACGACCTGGATGGTAAAAGGAAGACATTAGAGAAGAATGGTGAGGTTAGTTATCAATACCATAAAAAGATAGAAGAAATCAATATAGAACTAGAATCATATCAGGATAAAGTAAAATACAAAGACAAAGAACAGGCCAAGTTAAATAAACTATCTAAACTGGAGGCCAAAATAGAACAAAATCTATCTACACATAAAAAGAATTTAGAGTTTTTTGAAGAAAATGATAATTGTCCTACTTGTACACAACCATTACAGGCTGAGTTTAGAGGTGAAAAGATTGCTTACGAAAAAGGTAAATTAGTTACTTTAAATGATGGTATGAAAAAATTAATGGAAGAAATATCCAGACAAGAAGAACTTATTACGGCTATGGAAAAAATGTCTAATAAGATGTATGAAATGAATGTAGAAGTGTCTAAACTACAAACATCAATTGAAGAATTAAATAAGTATTCAAATAATATACACGAAGAAATTAAATCTTTAGAAAACAAACAAACAGATGGTAAAGAAATAGAAAAACATTTAGAGCAATTAAAATCTGATTTGGAAAATACTAAAGTTGAAAGAGATAAAATTATAGAAAAAAAAGGTTATGTAGATATATTAAGAGAAATCTTAAATGATAAAGGCGCTAAATCTCAAATAATTAAAAAGTATGTACCAATTATGAATACTTTAATTAATCAGTATTTACAATCAATGGACTTTTTTATATCGTTTCATTTAGATGAAGAATTTAACGAAACAGTAAAAAGTAGATTTAGAGATACCTTTAACTATAATAACTTTAGTGAGGGTGAAAAGATGAGAATTGATTTAGCCTTACTATTTACTTGGCGACAAATTGCTAAAATGAAAAATAGTGTCAATACAAACTTGTTGGTATTAGATGAAATCTTTGATTCAAGTTTAGATGGTCAAGGAACAGATGACTTTTTTAAGATTATAAAAACTATGACAAAAGAAAACATTTTTATTATATCACATAAAGGCGATATACTATTTGATAAGTTTACAGACATAGTTAAATTTGAGAAATATAAAAACTTTACAAGGCTACAACAAACATAGGAGATAATATGAAAGAATTGAAATTAATACCACCAACAGATCCAAGAGTACAAACGGCCATAGCACCTTTTCAGGAAGATATGTTAAAAGAAGAAGGATTTAAAGATAGAAAAGAACTATCAGATATGATGTTTGACGCTATGAAAAAATATGGTGGTATAGGTCTATCTGCTAATCAAGTAGGTTTACCATTTAATATGTTTGTTATGGGTGGCCATTTACAAATAGAAAACGGTTTAAAAATGACTTGTTTTAATCCTATGATAATAACAAGTAGTGAGGAACAAGTAATGATGCAAGAAGGTTGTTTAACTTTTCCTTTTGTATTTTTACATATCAAAAGACCTCGTAAAGTTGTTGTAAAGTATGAAGATGAAAATGGTGATTTAAAAGAAGGCCATTTAGACGGTATGATGAGTAGAGTATTCCAACACGAATACGACCATATGTTAGGTAGAACATTTACTGAACACGTATCTAAATTTAAATTAGATAGAGCTTATAAAAAGGCTGAAAAAATGATTGATACTTTAAAGAAAGATAAAGACGCCAGAATTATTGAAAAACCAATAAGTAAGGAGTAATATGCCAAAAGAACGACCAAAAATATATGAAAGAAATCCAATGACAGATGTTATTCGTTGGAGATATGTTGACGAATCACCAGATAAATTTGGATGGCCAAACTACGGAAGAATATTAAATGAGAAAAAGAAAAACGTACATACACGTAAACCAGCACGTAATAAGAAGTAATAAGAAAAATGGAACAGATGATCCAGTTATTACGGTTAAGCAAGGTAGTAAGAATGTTTATTGCCATAAAGTGGCTATTAACGGACCATCCGTTGTGGTTTATGGTGGTAATGATAAGCCTTTATTGTCTTGTGGTGCTCGTGTAGTAATTGAAACCGAAGCCAGCGTTGACATTTTAAAATAATTGTGATATAGTATATATTATGAGTAGTGAAGATCAATTTGTTGAAAATCAATACAAAGAGTGGTGTGAAAAAAACGATATATCTAAAGTAGAAGATATAGACCAAAACCATTTAAAATTAATGGTTGAAAAAGATTTAGCCTTTGTATCTAAAATGACCGTACAAGAATATACATTGTACGAGAAATGGATAGAAGTACACGAAAAATATCCTACAGCAGAAACAAATAGTTTCTTTGATGATAAACCTGCCCTTGTCAATCCTGAACAAGAGGCCTTTATTAAAACAGTTAAAAATAATATTTGGATTCCAGAATCACCAGAAGATATTGATAAGTTAGAACCTGTATTAGAATTTACAGATGATACAGAAACAAGATTTGATGGTTCTAAAAAGAGAGGTGATTTATCAGAAAAGTGGAATACATTAAGAACTTTCTTATCTACTATGAAAAACAATTCAAACATTGGTAGACAACTATTTTTTATAGTAAAAGATAATAGATCAGGCAAATACCTTGGTGTCATTTGTATTTCAGGTGACTTTATGGATTTAACACCACGTGATAAGTTTATAGGTTGGGATAGACAAATTAAAACCTTTGAGGGTAAAATTAATCATACAGCAATAGGTTCTTCTATTGTACCAACACAACCATTAGG